TTTCTGACCCATATTTAATTGTTACTGATAAACTTTTAGAAACAATTACATTAAGACCGTGGTTAATGGAAGTAACAGAACAAAAAGCGTTTTTGATGAGTTCAGATAAAATACTTACAATCATTGACCCAAAAACTTCAATTCTCGATAAGTACAAAAGTTTAATTAAAAAATAATGCGTTGGTATACAAATGTCAAACAACTCGGAAATAAAATTTATGTTCGAGGGTATGAAAACGGAGAAAAGTTTACTCAGACAGTAGATTATCGTCCTACTTTTTATGTTTCATCTAATGTAAAAACAGACTATGCGACACTAGATGGAAAATATGTAAAACCAATACAACCAGGAACAATTAAAGAATCTAAAGAATATATTGATAAGTATAAAGATGTAGAGGGGTTTAAAATCTATGGAAATGAAACTCCAATTTATCAGTATATTTCAGATAATTATTCAGAAGAACAAATAGACTATGATATCTCCAAAATTTCTATTTGGGCAATAGATATTGAGGTTTCTTCTGAAAATGGATTTCCTGACCCAAAAACTTGTGACGAAGAAATTTTATTGATTACAATTCAAGATTATGTATCAAAAAGAATTTACACTTGGGGAACTAGAAAATTCACAAAAAAACTACAAAATCATAAGTATTTTTATTGTGTAGATGAGACTGCTTTAATTTATTCCTTTCTCGATTTTTGGCAAAACAATACTCCAGAAATTGTTACTGGTTGGAATTGTCTGTATTATGACTTTGCTTACATCATTGGTAGGATGTATAGATTGATAGGAGAAAAAGAGACGAGAAAGTTGTCTCCATATAACTGGATTTCTGATAAGCAAGTTGAAGTTAGGATAGGAGAAAAGCAAACAATCTATGATATTTTTGGAGTATCTATTATAGATTATTTCGATCTATACAAAAAATATTCATTCAAAAAACCTGAAAATTTCAGATTGGATACGATTGCATTTAATGAATTGGGTCAAAATAAATTAGATCACAGTCAATATGAAACTTTTAAGGATTTTTATGATAATGATTGGGATACATTTGTAGAGTATAATGTTATTGACACTGAACTTGTCAATAAACTAGAAGATAAACTTCACATGGTCGAATTAGCAATCATGCTTGCATATGACTCTAAAACTAATTTTGAAGATGTCTTCTATCAGGTTAGAATGTGGGACACTATCATTTATAACTACCTTCGTCGTAAAAATATTGTCATTCCATTAAAAGGAGAGGGGAAAGAGAAATCAGACAAATTTGTGGGTGCATTTGTAAAGGAGCCAATTCCTGGTTCTTATGATTATGTCGTAAGTATGGACTTAACTTCTCTTTATCCTCACATTATGATGGGATTAAATATAAGTCCAGATACATTAGTTGAGAAAAGATTTTCTAATATATCTATTGAGTCTATTTTGGACAAAACTGCACAGATACCAACAGATTATCAATACTCTGTTTGTCCAAATGGATCAATGTATAAAAAGGATAAAATGGGATTTCTTCCTGAACTTCTTGACAAGATGTTCCAGAAAAGAAAACTATACAAAGACAAGATGAAAGAGTTAAAGAAAGAGTATGAAAAAACTCATGAAACAAAACTCAAAAAGCAAATTTCAATGTATAGTGTAAAAGAACAATCAATCAAAGTTTGTTTGAATTCTTGTTATGGTGCGACTGGAAATCCATATTTTAGATTTTATGATCTAAGAAACGCAGAAGCAGTAACTTATACAGGACAACTAGCAATTCGTTGGATTGAACTTAAATTTAATCAATATCTTAATAAAATCCTAAAAACAGAAGACATTGATTATGTTGTATATTGTGATACTGATTCTGCATTTTTGAATATGAAACCATTAGTGGATATGATTTATAAAAATAAAAATCCATCCAAATTGGAAATTATTGATTTCTTAGATCAAATTTTTTCTACCAAAATTCAAGAATATGTAGACTGCTCGTATAAAGAGCTTGCGGAATATCTAAATGCATATGCACACAAACTGCATATGAAACGAGAAAAAATAACGGATCGTGCAGTTTTTATTTCTAAAAAAAGATACATTGCCAATGTTTGGGATAATGAAGGAGTAAGATACTCAGAGCCGGAATTAGCGATGACTGGAATTGAAGCTATTCGATCTTCCACTCCTGCTTTTTGTCGAGATAGGATTAAAAAGGCAATCAAGCTTATCATGACAGCAACTGAAGATGAATTAATTGATTTCATTTCATCCGCAAGAAAAGATTTTTTCAACTTAACTCCCGAAGAAGTATCTTTCCCTAAATCAGTAAATGAGTTGACAAAGTTTAAATCTAATTTGACAATGTATGTAAAATCTACACCAATTCATGTCAGAGGATCGATTCTTTATAATCATTATATTAAAGAACATAAACTTCAAAAAAAATATTCGATGATTAAAAATGGAGAAAAAATTAAGTTTTGTTATCTTAAACTCCCAAACCCAATTCACGAAAATGTAATTGCTTTCATTCAAACTTTACCACCAGAGTTTGAACTAGAGAAATATGTAGATTATGAAATGCAATTTGAAAAAACTTTTCTCAAACCATTAAGAGCTATTTTAGATATTATTGGTTGGAATATTGAGAAAAAAACAACACTTGATTCTTTTTTTGTTTGATGGTATAGTAGAACTACTAAGGAGAAAATTATGGACTTTTTAAAAGATATTGTAAAAGAAATTGGTGGTGAGTATACACAACTTGCTTCTGATATTGATGAAACTGAAACTCATGTTGACACAGGTTCGTACATTTTTAATGCACTGGTTTCAGGTAGCATATTTGGTGGTGTATCTGGGAACAAGATTACTGCTATTGCTGGAGAGTCTAGTACTGGAAAAACTTTCTTCAGCCTCGCCGTTGTTAAGAATTTTCTTGATACTAATCCCGATGGTTATTGCCTCTACTTTGATACTGAGGCTGCCATTACGAAGTCTCTCTTGGAATCACGCGGCATCGACACATCACGTCTTGTCGTGGTTAATGTTGTCACTGTAGAAGAGTTTCGTGGAACAGCACTCAAAGCAGTAGATATGTATATGAAGAAACCTGAAGGTGAACGCAATCCCTGTATGTTTGTGCTAGACTCTCTGGGAATGCTTTCCACAAGCAAGGAGATTAATGATGCATTGAATGATAAAGAAGTTCGTGACATGACTAAATCTCAACTTATTAAAGGAGCATTTCGTATGCTTACTCTCAAGTTAGGTCAGGCAAAAATTCCTATGATTGTAACCAATCATACATATGATGTTATTGGTTCTTATGTTCCAACTAAAGAGATGGGTGGTGGTTCTGGTCTTAAGTATGCCGCTTCTACTATCGTCTATCTTTCAAAGAAAAAAGAAAAAGATGGAACAGAAATTGTTGGGAACATTATTAAGGCAAAGACTGCTAAATCACGTTTGAGTAAGGAGAATAAAGATGTGGAGGTTCGTTTGTTTTATGATGAACGCGGCCTAGATCGATATTATGGTCTTCTTGAGCTTGGGGAACTTGGTGGACTTTGGGAAAATAAAGCTGGTCGATATGAAATCAATGGAAAGAAAATATATGGTAAGCAAATATTAGCAAATCCAGAAGAATACTTTACTGATGAAATAATGCAAAAGCTTGATGAAATCGCAAAGTCACAATTTAGTTATGGTAATTAATGGAAAAAATTGAGCTTTTAATTTTAAGGAATTTAATTTACAACGAAGACTACATTAGGAAAGTACTTCCTTTTTTACGGAAGGATTATTTTCAAGATTACAATTTAAAAATAATATTTGATGAGATATACTCTTTCATTACTGAATATAACAAACCAGCCACTAAAGAAGCGTTATTAATTGAGATAGACAAAAGAACAGATCTAAATGAAACTTTTTATAAAGAGATAGTATCAATTATAGATTCTTTTGACAATTCTCCAGCAGAACTTCAGTGGTTGATTGATACTACTGAAAAATGGTGCAGAGATAGGGCAATTTATCTTGCACTTATGGAGTCTATTCAAATTGCTGACGGTAAAAATGAAGAAAAAAATAGAGATTCTATACCATCTATTTTATCGGATGCATTGTCAGTGAGCTTTGACAATCACATTGGTCATGATTATTTACATGATTATGACCAAAGATACGAATACTATAACAGAAAGGAGAATAAACTTGAATTTGATCTGGATTATTTTAATAAAATTACGAATGGTGGGCTCTCTCCTAAAACTCTTAACATCGCACTTGCTGGTACAAATGTCGGCAAATCTTTATTCATGTGCCATGTGGCTGGCTCCTACTT